TCGGACGCTAACGAAGGGAACGAAGATGCCGATCAAGATCGCCGCCAACCAGTCCGCCGTCGCCTATCATGTCGTCGACGGCCCCGTCACCTTCCCCTATTCGGTCGACGCGCATATGGCCGTCCAGCATCATCCGCTGGAATGGAGCGCAGATCCATGGTCCCAGGAGGACGAGAACGCTGCGCGCGGCCGGCTCAATGAGCGCGCCAAGGAGGAGGGCCGCGAGCCGCTTCCGGAGCCGATCGAGATGACCCCGGAGGAAAAGACCGCGCTCGACGAATACAACAAGGCGACCGCGGAGGCCAAGGATCGGCTGAAGAAATTCCATGAGGAGCAGGCCGAGAAGAAGAAGGTCGCCGACCAGATCGCCGCCGACGAAGCTCTGGTCGCCACACCACCGCCCCGCCCCGACCCGAATGCCCGCCGGCCGATGTCGCCCGCGCAGATCAGGAAGAACGCAGCGATGACCGATGAAGAGCGGGTCGATCGGGAGAAGACCGGATCCGAATTGCCGTTCATCGACCGCGATCGCGCCGCGCGCGAGAAGGCCCTCCGTGAGGGGACTGGGCGCGGCCAAAGTATACAAGATGCTGCCAAGGAGACCAACGAGCGGATCGTTCGTGAGAAGGCCGAACAGGACCGTCTCGCCGGAGCCAACGTCACCCAGACATTTTGAACCACCTGTAGGCCATAGCGTACCTTCCTAAACTTCAGCCTCCCGGCCACAAACCGGGAGGTTTTTTTGGGGTGCGTTGCGCGTGATTGGTACCCGGAAGAACGTGCAGCATGGCCAGCTTCGAATTTCCACTCGGCAAACTCGAAATTATCAACAGCGCCTTGTCGCAGACCGGCGATAATCTCGTCGCCGTAGCCGATGATGGCTCGGTGGAATGGAGCGCCTGTTCGCCGGCCTATGAGCGAGCGCTGGCCTTTGTCTGCGAAGATCATCCGTGGTCATGGCTGACCGATGTGCGGACGCTAGTTCCGTCGCCGACCAAGCCCGACGACGATCAGTTCGACACCGCCTATCCGTTGCCCGCCGATCTCGTCCACCTGATCATGGTGCGGCTCAACGATGTGCCCTGTGTCTGGGATATCTTCAACAACCAGATCGTCGTCAACGCGCAAGGCGGCCCGCCGCCGCCGAACCCGCCGACCACGCCATTGCCGGTCACGATAAAGGGCATCTTCTCGACCAACTCCGACCCGACGTTCGCGACGCCGACCGTGGTGCTGGTACTGCAACTAGCTGTCATGTCGGGCATCTACCGCGGCCTCAAGCGCGACTATGCAGAAGCCGGCAGTCTGTGGAAGCAGGCGACGGCGATGCTCGATCACGCCAAGGCCCGCCACGACATGCAGAAGCCGAAAACGGCGATCTTCAATTCGCGCTACACCGCGATCCGGCGCAGCCGCAAGCCGTGGCGGCAGACGCCGTATGGCTGGTCCGGCACGGGCACCCCGAATTGAGGTGACCCATGGTGCGGCAAATCCAGGGCTCGCAGCGGGATTTTTCCTTCGGCGAAGTCGACACCGTCCTCAAGCGCGCTGACGATCATCCGGCGCGCAAGGGCGGCCTGCGCCAGATGGCGAATGCCCGTATCCTGAATTCCGGGGCGTTGCAGGATCGCTCGGGGCGACGCGCGCTCTATCCGATCACCGGGGCCTGTACCCGCATCGAGGAACTGACACTCTCGCCCGGCAACATCTTCAAGATTGAATTTGGCCCCGCGCTTTGGCAGATCCGCAATGCGGCGGGAACGATCGTCGCGTCATCCACGACGCAAGGCAATGGCGCTGCGCTGCCGTGGACCGGCGCCAACGTCAATCAGATTGTCTATGTGGCGTTTGGCCTGTCGATCTATCTGGCGGCCCCTGGTGGAATGCTTCCACAGGTCATTACATGGGACGGCGTGGCGACGTGGAGTTTTGCCGACTTCACCGAAGCGGTCAGGGCTGGCGGCCAGAAGCGTACGCCGTTCTATCGGTTGTCCCCGCAGAACGTCACAGCACTTCCGAGCGCGGCGACCGGTGCCATCACCGTCATATTTTCGTCGCCAATCGCGGTCGCCGGAATGGTTGGCACCAGGATAAGGTATGCCGGACGCCAGATCCAGCTAGGCACTTTGATCACCACGTCGAGCATGAATGCCACCGTTATCGAGCCGTTGCCGGAAGCTCAAATCCTCGGCGTCTCCGGTGGCGTTGGAGGTCTGAATATCGGTGACGTTCTCGATGCAAGTCCTTCCGGCGCGCAGGGAATTGTAACATCATCGCCAACATCACAATTATTGAATGTTTCCGGCGGCGGTGGCACGCCGAGTATTGGCGATGCCGTGACCGGCGTTACTTCCGGCGCTACCGGCGTCGTCAGCAGCCTGCCGTATGGCCAGATCGTCGTCACCTTGAGCACGGGCACGGCGTTCATTACTGGCGAGACCATCACGGGGCCCGGATGGAGCCGATCTACTGGAACAGTTTCGCCCGTCAGTCTTACGGTCCAGTTATTGCAGAACACCACGAACGCGGCTTCCTTTGCGGTCGGAGATGTTGTCGCTTCTCCATCATACAGCGCGAAGGTTTCGACGATAAGCACGACGGTCCCGCAGGCAATCTCGGTATGGGATGACGAGATAATGAACTCGTTTCGCGGCTATCCCGCTTCCTGCTTCGTCGATCAGTTCCGGGTCGGTTTCTGCAATTTCCCGGCAATCCCCGGCGGCATCCTTTGGTCAGCAATCAACTCACCGACCGATCTCTACGCCAACGATGCAAGCTCGCCAGACAATGCGATGTTAGAAATCGCGCCCGGCAAGGTGCAGGTCTACTACGTGGTGCCAGGCGCCGAGAGCTCGGAATTCGTGTTCTGCGACACCAAGCTCTATTATATCCCGATCTCACCGACCAATCCGCTCAAGCCCGGCAGCGTCGGCTTTCAGATATTGTCGAGCGACGGTTGTGCGCAGGTACAGCCGCGTCCGGTGCAGGAAATCATTCTTTACGCCAATGCCGGCCGCAACGCCGTGATGTCGATCATCGCGCCGGGAGCCTATTACCGCCCGTTCAACACCAAGAACCTCAGCGAATTCAACTCGCATCTGTTTAACAATATTCAGGCCATCGCAGTCCCGACATCAGATAGCACGTTCATCGAGCGCTATGCTTATGTGCTCAACGGCGACGGATCAATTGCGGTCGGGAAATACACCGTCGCGGACGGACAACTTAAGCCGGCGATCGGATGGGGTCCGTGGTCGGGCAGTGCTGCCGTCTCATGGATATCGGCGTGGAATGCCGACGTGCTGTTCACTTCTGGTTATTTCGGCGCCGGCATCTGCGAAATCCTCGACGATACGCAATATCTGGATTGCGCGCTGCCGGTGAATGCCGCGCCTGCCGCGTTCGCGCCGCCCGGCGGCAAGGGGCCGCTATGGTTCATCACGTCCAAGAGCGTGACGCTGATGGATCAGGTGACCCGCGCGATGGGCACCTATCAGATCGACGCCAACGGCTTCATCGTTCCGCAGAACAACGGCGGCGAGAACCTCGCCATCGCTTCGCTGGTGGCGGGCCAGCCGTGGACCATGACGGTCGAGCCATTCGCCGACGATGCCACGCCGGGCGCCGACATGCATCAGCGCATGACGCTGCGGCAGATTTCGAACGTCGCGGTCTATGTCATCAACTCGACCGGCTTCATGTTCGCCACGCTGTTTTCCGCCAAGCAAACCCCGACGTCGCCCGCGCTCGGAACCATGATGCAGTTTCGCCGGGTGCCGGCATGGAATATCGGCGACGATCCCACCAAGCCGCCGCCGCTGCGCGAGACCGTGGAATCGTGGCCGCCGATCGGAAGTTCGTTCGACCCGCGCGTCGCCATCATCAAGGATAGCCCGGGACCGTTGCAAATCCTCGAGATCGCCATGGAAATCACGATATGAACGGATCGCATCATGGGTAGCTCTGGGACGGTGCCTGGCGCAGTAGGACCGACATCGGTTGGCGGCGCTCCATTGAGCGGCGGGAGTGGCGGTTTCTCTGCTGCTGGCGGCATGTCGCTGGCGTCCGCCGGCCTGTCGGCCTATTCGACCATGCTTCAGGCGAAGGGCACCGCGAGCGCCGACGAATATCAGTCGGCAAAGCTCGAACAGGCTGCGACCTACGGAGACCTGAAGGCCGTGCAGACCGGCGGCCAGATGACCCGCAATCTCAACCAGACGCTCGGCAACATCGATGCGGTGCGCGCCGCTGCCAACGCCGATCCGAACTCGCCGACGGGCGCCGCCTTTCGCTCCAACCAGGAGGATATCGGAACCACCAATAGGGGCATCACCGTCAATTCCATCCTGCAGCAGTCGACCCAGGAGCGCAACGACGCGGCCTATTATAAATCCGCCGCCAGCAACGCGCTGTTCGCCGGTAACGTCAAGGCGGTAGCCGGCGTGGCAGCCGCCGCCGCACCATTGCTGCTCTGATGGTAGCCCTCCCCACAGTCGGCGAAGGAATCGTTACCTCGACCGCTCCGCAGTCGTCGGTCTCCCGCGGCGATATCCAACAGAATGCCGATCTGATGGCGAACGCGATGGGCAAGGTCGCCGACGCCTCGTCGGACATCGCGACCCAGATGGCCAGGGAGCAGGCCGGAACCGACCTGCAGAACCAGAAGGTCACCCTCGGCCCCGACGGCTCGGCGCAAGTTGTCAACCCCGCCAACTCGCTGATCTTCGGCAGGGCCGGCGAGGCCTATCACGCCGCGGTGCAAGCCGGCACCATCGCCCAGCATTCGAACGTCATCTCGCAAGAGATGAACGACATGCATCAGAAATACCAGACCGACCCGGCCGGGTTCAAGACCGCATCAGATGCATGGAAGGCCCAATACGCCGAACAGCACGGCGATGGCCAGGTCGGCCAGGCCATCATGCAGCAGGCCGATCAACTGCAAACCCAGCACTTCAACTCGATCACCAATGAGACCGCCTCGAACGATGTCGTCAATCAAAAGAAGTCGATCACCGCCGTCATTGAGGATCAGAAGAATACCGCAATAGCGCTGGCGCGGCAGGGCGGTACCAACACGCCGGAATTCCAGCAGGCCGTGCAAAAAATGAATGCGTCGTATGACGCGCTCGGCACAAATCCGCTGTTCAAGACACCGCCAGATCAGATCGAACTTGAAAAGAAAAACACCGCTGGATTGCTGCAGGGCGAGTCGCTGGTCGCTCACGTCGATGCCACCTTTAACAAACGCGGCAAGGCGCAGGCCGCGGCGGAATTGCAAAGCCTTCTTACCAACCCGAACCTGCGCGAGGTCGATCGCTCTCGGCTCTATACGCAAGGCTTGTCGCGGCTGGCATATCTGACCGCCGACGCCAAGATGAATATCGATGCCAACCGCCAGATCACGACCGGGATGGAGGAAGGTCTGGCCAAGGGCACGATCAAGCCGGAGGACCCGGCGATCGGTCAGGCCATTCAGCGCGCTCGCGCGATCGGCGATACCGAGGGCGCCCAGCGCATCACCGCCGCCGCCGCCGTCAAGCAGCAGTTCCGCGCTGTCAACTCGCTGCCCGATGCACTGAAGGCCGAAGTGCTTGGCATACCCGGTGGCGTGGTCAATCAGGCAATTCCCCCGGAAGGGCGCGCGTTGCTAAACACCATATCCGAGACCGAATCCGCGGGCCGCTACAACGTCCGCTACGGCGGCAACGGCGACAAGACGTTCCGGATTTTCGGTATGGACAGCCGGCGTCTTCCCTCGCACGAGTCTAGGATCGAGACGGCGGCCGATCAGCGCTTTTCGAGGCTCGTGAGGACGAAGCTCCGTCGCTCAACCTTCAGCTTGCCCTGGACGGAGTCGCCAACCTTGAGC